TTAGCAAATGTTTCAAGTAATTCTTGATCTTTCCAGTTTGCAAAATTAAATTGTTTTACTTTAGTTCCCCAAAATGTTTGTTCAGTAGTTACTGTGCCATCTGTAAATTCTTTAGCAAATCGTTTTAATTCTTCAGGAGTAAATCCTAATACTTTATATCTAGCTAAGTTTACTTTATTAAAATCAAAATTACTTTCTTTTAATTTATACATATCATCAGCAAACTTATCAACAAAAGTTCTAGTTGCTAATTTTCTTAAAAAAGAATCTACTGGAGTTAAACCAGAAGCCCAAGTTGTAATTTTCTCAGCTGAAGTAAGTAATTTACTATTAGCAAATCTGTTTAAAGCTGTAGCAGCTGTGTTTTGATCTAGGGTTTCAGAGCCATGTGCTAATCTATATAAATGCTCATCACCATTACCAAAATTTATTGTAACTAATTCTTTAAAGAAATTATCTCTAGGTGCTCCAGTTCTAAATTCATTTACTATGTTTTTAAATTCAGGAATGTTTTGAATAAAAGTTTTTATACCATTTGCTGATATAACAGTTCCTAATTCTGGTAACGAAGCAACACCAGCTTGGTTTAATACTCTAACAAAGTTATATCTTCTTAAATTTTGTAAAACTTGGTTTTCAATTTTAGACGGGTCTACTTCAGCAGACCTACCCATTAAATTTTCAAATACACTTTTAATAGTTTTAATTTCTTCNTCGGCTCTTCTTTTTCCTAAGAAAGAATTTAAATCGTAGCTTTTTTCAATATCGTTTATTAATTTCTTTTGTAGATCATACCATTCGTCTCTACTTCTGACACCTAATTTTTGTGCCATAGAAACCCAACCAGCCATTTCTTGACTGTACTCGTTGAATAATAAATCTACGTTGTTTTCGTATAATTCGTCTATTCTAACTTTTTGACCATTTATAACTGTTTCAAAATTTTCGTTTAATCTAATTCTTTCTTCTAATCTACCAGAAGTTATAGTTTTAACTACACTAGCTAAGTCAGAAGACATTTTATCAATCTCATCTGCTCTTAGATTTGGGAAAGAGTCTTGTAAAAAATCTTTTAATTTAGTTGCATCTTTTATTTTTAATAAAGCATCTAAATCAAAACCACCAAGTCTATGTGAGTTTCTTAAAAAATTCGTAATAGAAGCAGCTAGTAGTTCAGCTTTTTGTGGTGTTATAAATTCTTCTTCTAATTTAATTTTAGATTGTTTAACTTCTTCTTTAATCTTTTTAATTTCTTCTTTAATCTTTTTAATTTCTTCTTTAGCTAATTTTATTCTTTCTTTTACAGGTACTGATNTACCTTGTGCGTCTATGTTAACAACACCTGCGAATTTTTTATTTCCTTCAATACTTTGTTTAGCTAATAATAAATCATCTTCAAGTTTAGTTATTCTAGCTATTTTATCAGCTTGATTAGCTTCGTTAATTTTATTAAAATTAGGTGTTTTAAATTTAAGTTCTTTAGCACCTAGACTAGCTCTTAACTCTGCATCTTTAGGTATATCTAAATATGGTTGTCTACTTAATATAGCTTCTTTAATTAATTTGTTTACACCATCGTGACCTATTTTTTTAGATAATACAGTATATCTATCGAAAGAGCCTTTTCTATTTAAGTAACCAATATTTTCTGGGAAATCTGCTTCTTTAATAATCCCATTTTTAATTAATTCTTTTCTCCAATATTTATATCCATCTGTATAAAATNTAGCAGCTTTCGCTATGTGCGGATTTTTTANTAAATCTTTATCAATTAAATTAACGTTTTTTGGGTCTTGTGATCTAATAGCTCTAGAAACTAACTGCATAAATTGTTGTCTAGCAGTAAAGTTAACCTTTGCTTTTAAAGCACCCATAGTACCTGAAAATCCGTTTTCTTTTAAATAGCCTAACATGGCTTCATTAACATCTCGAATATTTCTAAACGCACCTGTTAAAACATTAATTCTAATATTTTCTACGGTATCTGCTTGTGGGACTATTCTGTCTCTTATTCTACCTTCGCCTTTATATACCCAACCTATGTTATCTTCTAATGTATTAAAACCAAATGCTTTTGCTAAACCAGATTTACTAGTACCTAAAGCTGTTGACTTAGATATAGGAGCTAATCCTAAAACACCTAGATTTCTAANAAAAGGAAATATAACTTGTTTGTCAGCAACAGTAAGCGGGTCTAAAATATCAGAAGTATTTACTACATCTTTTAATCTAATTGTTGATGTTTTTGTATCATCAAAAAATTGTTGACCTTTAGGAGTAATTTTAATACCAGTTTCTTTAAATTCTTGTGCTTGTATATCTTTAGCTACTCTATGAAATTGGGCTCTCATTAAAGCAGAGATTCCGCCTCCAAGAGTACCACCTATTGCAGATGCTAATAAGACATCATTAAGACCAATACTAGGGCTTTCTGANGCTACTATAGAGGTTAATGCACCTTGTTCAGCACCAATAACTAAACCAGCTTTAGTAAATCTTTCTAATCTTCCTACTCTAGATAAATATGTACCAGCACCAGTAATTTTGCTTACTATACCAACACCAGAAAGTAAACTTACTGGGTCTAAAACAAAAGAACCAACGTCTAAAGCCAATCCCTTCCAACCCATTTTTTGAAGTTCAGCTCTTTGATCTTGTTCATATTTAACTCTTTCTATTAAAGAAAGAAAATGAGGCATAGAAACAGTAGGTACAAAATAATCGTAGTAAGCTGGGTCTATATTATTCTCATCTAATATTTTTCTAATTTCTGAAAAATTATCATTGAAAGAAAAAGTTGGGTCAGGTTCAAAAGCAGGAGCTCTAAATGCCCTAATTAAAGTAGGCACTATCATATTTAAATTCGCAGCTATACCAAAACCTTCTAGAGCTGATTTTGTTTGTAGGTCTTGACTTTGATAAGTTTTAAAAAGAGTATCTATATATAATTCCCCGTCAGCCATAGCTGTAGGGTCTAGTATGTTAAGTGGTTTTTTTTTAATACCGAAATCTTTTATATTATTTACTATGTAATCAGCTTCAGCATTTCGTCTTGAAGAAAATTTATCATCAAAATTTCTTAACTCATTAACTATACCTTCAACATCATTGTTTAATGCTGCTTCTAAAAATTTAGGTGTTCTTCTTAAATCTCCGTATTGATAACCAACAGAAGCAATAGCAGTTTGAACAGAAGGGTCTAACTCCTCAAAACTTACATTTCTTTTTTTAGAATTGTATTGGTTTATAATATTATTTTCGTAATAANTTTTAACACTAGTATCTACNTCTTGTTTTTGTTCATCTGAAATNGTTAGTTGTGGTGCAACTTCTTTAGCTTTTGCACCTTGAAGACCTAAATATGGTNTAACTACATCTAAAATACTTTGATCTTTAAAACCAAAGTTTTTAATTGTTTCTTCAGTTTGTTGACCTAGGTCAAAACCAGTTCCAATAGTTACACCAGATCTTNCGCTTCCNTCTGGTACGTAGCCNACAGACTGTGAGCCACCTTCTTTATTACTAATAAAATCCCAATTTATATTTGCCATAAGTTATTAAGGTGATACTTTTATAAACTCTTGATAAGTTGCGTTATATTTATTTATAGTTTCTATTTTTTGATTTAGTTTAGATTGTTTAATTCTTTTTTCAATATCTTGTTTTCCTTTATATCTTTTAAAAATTGTATCATAATCAAACTCTAATTCAATTCTTTGACCATCTTTAGTGTCAATAATAATTGGTTCAAAATAACCGACATCATTATTACTTGTAAACCTAATTTTTCTTCTCTCTGGGTCAATGATAAAATCATAATCACCCGCTTTAAAATTAGTTCCTTCTATATTTGTTAAATCGTCTCTTAATTGTTTTTGAATAACACTACCAAAGCCTTTTAATTTATTATCTTGTTTTAAAGTTTCTATAGCTGAACGACTAACTGACCCCTCTTTTTTAATACTATCAATTGTTTCTTTTAAGTATAATGTAGCTTCTTCTTTTAAAGGTTTATATTCATCTTCTGTTATATCTAACATTTTTAATTTGCTTTTAGAAATATATTTACCACCATCATCTTTAAAATAATATTTATTTATGTATTGTGAAGTAGTTTTTTCTAGTTTAGGATTATTAGGGTCTGTTGATTTTATATATTGTGCAATACCAAAAGCTAATGATTGATTGTGTATTGTTTTTAAATTACCAAACTCACTAGATATTGCATCTTTTTCAGCATCAGTTAAAGAACTAGTTTTTGGTGCTTGTTCAAAGTTACCTATTTTTTTAATAACAGTATTAACATCGTCACCATTTCTATAAAACATAGTAGCTAGTTGCCATTTAAAAGCATCTTTACTATTTTCAGCACCATCAAAATANATAGGTAAAGCACCTACNTTATCTAATATTAGTGCTAAATTAAGTGCAGACCTATTATCTGGAGTAACTGTAGTTCCTATAGGTCTATTTAATATTTCTTTAATTTGTGGAATAGGTCTTGATTTACTTAAATGTGGGGCTAAAGTAGTAGTTGCGTTTTGTATNGCTTGACCTTGTGATTCTCCGTTAGCTGTGTGCTTACTAACTAAATTATCAAATAAAGCACCACTATACTTTTTAAAATCTTCATTAGAAACTAGTGAAGTATTACCAGATTTTAGTCCTTCATAAAATTGTAGAGTNTTTAAAGATTCATTTGCTTTANCAACTATGTTTATAACTTTATCANTATANTTAGGATTATCTAATACAGCAGGTGTGCCATCGGGTCTAGGTTTAATTAATTTATCTACATANAAAGATATATAATCACCACCAGATTTTAAATGAGCTTCTGCTTGATCTACTACTAGACCATCAAAATCTACTTTACTTAATACTGGATTTAAATTCTTTTTTATATTTTCGAACTGTTCATTCCAAAGGTTTACATAGTTTTTAGCAATATAATCTTGTTTTCTTTGCTCGTAATCTTTACCAGATGTTTCAACTGGTATAGTTTCTCTAAAATTAGCATTTAGTGTATCTAGAATTTTATCTGGTAAAACTCTTAATTGATACATAGTATCTTGTTGAACTCTAGTTTTTAAATTTTCAATTTGAAATGTAAACTCTTGTTCAGTAATCCACTTTTGTGTATCTACACTTTCTTTTTGAAAAGCAGATTGAAAAAACGGGTCTTGTTGTTTATCTTTTAAATAAAATTGAGAAAGCTCTGCATAATCATTTTGCCAATTATATTGTGGGTTATTTCTATTTTCATAATAACGCTTTTTCATNGTGNTAGAAAATTCTTCATTAGAATTTATAGCGTACTGTTTATAAGCACCAACNCTAGCCCAACCATTGTAGATAGAGGGGAAGCCTTCTTGATGAGCTTTCCTAGCATCATCTAAAGTCATTTGGTTTACAGTATTAGCACCTAATACTTCGGTCTCTAAATTTTCTCTTTGTACTTCTTTTTTTACAAGTTCTTGTATTTTAGGATTAAACTGACCAAGTGCATCACTTAATAATTCAAAATTATTTTTACCAGTAGGTGCTGGAAGATTAGCAACTGCAAGTGTTTTTATATCAGGTGCGTCAGTTAAATTAACNTTAATTCCTAAATCTGTATTTATTCTTTTAGCCATATTTAATTATTAAGGTANACTANTATTAAGAGAATCTAAATTAATTCCTGTTGAAGTAAAACCAGTTGTTGATCCTACNGGTGTTTTTGGTGCTGGACTATAACTAGCCACAGCCACATTAGCAGCCGCTTTAACTGCATAAGATAAGAATGAAGGTCTTACTGCTCTAGGTAAAGCTAATATTTGATTACCATAGCTTCTATTTTGAGTTTCTCTATTCTCATCTATAGACCTAACATAATTTTCATAGTTAGAATCAATAGTATTAAATGCAAAACCTCTTTGTCTTTCTATATCTCCTAATAGTGTGTCCGTAATATTACCACCAATATTTTTCTCACCTATACCAACTTTAGCTTCGGAAAGTAATTTTTTAGCTTTAATATTTGTTTGAAATTTCTGTAGAGAAGTCTTTTCAGTTTCTCTTTCTTTTTTCCTAATTAAAGCGTTATCACTATATATAGCTTCATTTCTAATCCTAGTAGCATTAGACTCTGCTGTAGCATTAATATTTTTTGCGTTACTACTAGCTGCCTTATAATCGTTAACGGCTGAAAATGCTTGTAATACTGCATATGCTGTTGGGTCGCACATAATTTAAAAGTCCTCTCTTTTTTTCATAAAACCATAAAATTTAACATTGTTAAAATACTTGTCGTTAATTATTTTAAACCCACAATACTTAATCCATTTAAGATGTAGGATATTTCTACTATCTATATAATTAAATAATACAGGAAATTTAGATTGCATCTCATTAACTCTATCAATACAATTTTTAATAAAAGTTTTTTTTAATTTGTATAATTCATTAGTACATAATAAATATGGGTAGCCAATGTGATTATTGTATGGTGAGTTACTTACACCATAAATACCAGCTACTTTATTATCTACTAAAAAACTTTTTGCATAATTTGATTTTAAAATACTATCTTTTAATTTATTGTATATATCATTACTGCCAGTTATAGTTTCTACTTCTAATCTATCTGCTTTTCTTAAATTAAGAGTTAAATCTACAATGTCAAATAAGGTAGTATTTCTTTCTTCAATATTCATTATATAGATATACGTGAAGATAAAATTGTAAATAATCCTTCCCACTCAGCCGATAAGAAATTACAAGGCAAATAACTATCACTTGTTATTTCCATTTCTATATCTAAATTACGACATTGTACAGGAACTTGAAAGTCCCCGCTTTCTAATATGGGTTGACCTAATGTAAAATTACTAGAGCCAAGTATTTGCCCTGTAAATTTGTGTATACTAGCTGTTCTAGCTCTTGGGTATAAAGTTACTGTAAAAAATCCAGTATCTCCATAAACTAATTTTAATTTTTTAAGTTGTAGTCTACCTGTATTAATAGTTGATGATGAACCACTACCTTTTTGTTCTCTAACATAAAAAGTAGAAAATCTATATTTAAATGTATATTTATTACCTAGATATACTGGACTAGTAGAATAATTATCAGATACAATAACAGTTGTAGAAGTGGAAGATAAAACATCAATTGATCTTCCTTTCATTGTAGAAGACCAACTACCCCCTAACACTACGCCTTTTGTATTTGTGTCTGGGTATGGTAATGTAAAAGTAGTTTGATTAGTACCAGAATTATAAGTTCCAGTTAATAAAACTTTTCTGTCTAATAAAACAGGAAAATTTAAATTAGTATCAACTTCATTTGTTTTTAAATTTATTTTTTCTAAATATGTACCGTCTGCTCTTTTAATAACTAGAAAGAAAAATGTTTCTATAGATTCTCCATCTAATAGTACAGTACCACTTGGGAATATATATTTAGACCAAGACTTTTGTAATGATCTATTATTAGCATCAAAATAAAATTTATATATTCCTAAAGCATTTCTTTCACCACTTAAAAAAGCAAATATAGTATTTTCAGTAGTAGAACCTTTTAATGAGTTAATTCTACCAGTTAAATATCTAGGTACATTTAAAGAAGTATCTGTAGCTTCTTTAGTTAATAAATCTTGTGAAATAAAATATTCACTAACACCAGCGAAACTTCCTCTTTTAAATGCAAAGTAAACGTTCTTACCTACTGGTATTGGTTTACAAATAGGGTCAATCTCATACTCAGTAGCTTGATTAATAGATACTGTTTTAGAAGTTAATGTTTCTTCTGGTTTTAATAAAAATTGTGTTTGATCTGCAAATAATAATAATTCTTCGTTTAAACTTACAGCGTATTTTAAATTAGAAACTCTGTTATGGCTTACTGCTACATCTACTGCATCATCATCTAAAGATGTAGTAACTGTTTCTGGGTAGAATGTAAAAAATTCACTTACTTTAGAAAACACAACATTCTCACTTGCTAAAAACCCTAATCTATTTCTATAGAAGAAAATATCTTGAATTTTATTACCAACGAAAGATGGGTCACTAGCTGTTACACTATCACCACAAGTTCTTCCGTTGTAAACTGGAGTCGTATAATTTACTGCACTAATTGTGTAAACAGAACCATCAGCTTTAGTAAATCTAAAATTACCATCTGCTGTTCTAATTAATAAGTGTGGTAATGTTGCTGTATTAAAATTATTATCTAAACCAGATTTAACAGTTTCAACCCAAGCAGAACCGTCCCATTTAACATAATAATTATCAAACTCTGTACCTTGGTCTCCTACTACTTCTATTTCAAAATTAAGATAACCTTTATATGGTAAATCAGAAAAACTTTTTATTTTATCTTTTACTAAAATTAAACCATCTCCACCAAGACCGTCTGATACTGAAGCAGTAAATGTTCCTGCTGTTTTTGATAAATAAATAATTGAACCATCTCTAACTATTGTATAACCAGTTGGAAATGAAGTTACTAAATCATTGTATAATTCAGTTGCTATATTATCGGTAGTAATACTTGAAGCATTACTAGCTGTGCTATTATCTAAAGTTGTAAAACTAGCTACGTTAACACTATCTATATTAATTTTATAAGTAGTTGCATATTGACCGTTCTTAACATAAAAAATTGCTTCTGCTGGTCTAACAGTTGATGCTGTCCCAGATTTTGCAACTGTAATAGTTTTATTAACTATAAATGTGAAATCAGCGACAGTTACTAAATTTATATCTTCTAATGGATTAGTAGTTGTTAAATAAGTTAATGAAGGTGCTACAACTGTTTTTTGAGTTCCATTTAAATCATAAACTTTTATAGAACCATTATTAACTAATACTGTGTATCTTTCTACACTATCTCTGTTTATGAAATGTACTTTACTATTTTCAAAAGTATCTGAATTTAATTTAGCTACGTGTATAGTTGGTGGACGTTTACCAAGACCATATACAACATCTGATAAACCATTTTCTTGTGTTTCTGCTTGATTAGGTAATCTTATTGTATCTGGTTGTTGAGATACCCCATTTAACAAATTGGGAATACTTGTTGAAATTAATCTTGATGCCATTATTCATTAACAATTGAAGATTTATCTGGTTGGTAATTTCCTCTGTCTAATACTCTATAGACATCATAATTACCTGTAAGAATATTATGACGACCTATATCGCCCTCTGTTTCTTTTAAATTCATATAAGCCTGTAGTTCATCAACCTCGTGAAATTTATGTAACTCGGCAGATACTAACATTCTATCTTGGAAAATTCTAGAAGCTCTTATCATTACATAATGTCTAGCTACTTCTGGTAATTCTTCAAAATCTAATAAGAATACAATATTAACTTTTACTGTACCTGATATAGTATATGTGTTGTTAACTCTGTCATATAATTTTCTATTACGTTCTACATAATTATGTAATCTAGAAGATTCAGCTAATTCTACACGTAGTGCGTTAGAGGGTAAAACAATTTCGTTGTTATTAGTAGGTACTAAAGAATAATTAATATCTGTATTAAAAAACCAACCACGAGACTGTACCTCTCTAGAAACGTGATCTAAAATTTGGATTGCAATAGAAACATCATTAGTAGTAGCAGATGTTATACTAGATACTGGAATTTCTCCGATACTAGTAAGCATAGTATTAACTGCTTCTAGTTTTGATGTTACTGTTAAAGGCATAAATAAATAATTTTAATTTTGTATTAAGAGGGGGAACTTTCATTCCCCCAATCTTAATTTACATTACAAGGTAATTAAGCTGTCTTAATTTCTAAAGACGCTTCTGGTCTTAGAACACCATGTCCTGCTGCATATTTAGCAACAAGTAATGTTCCTTGATGTCTTGCAGAGTATTCCATCTCTGTTGATAGGTCTAATAATTTAACCGTACCTACAGCACTTTTGTGCCATACGCAACCAACAGTAGTAGAGAAGTTTCCTCCTAGACCACCGCCAGAACCAACGATAGAACCTACACCAACGCCAGTAGTAATATTAGCTGATGGTAATTGATTTGTTTTCACAATTTCAATTCCAGCAATTTTTAATACTTTACCGTCGGCATAACTTCCCGAACCACCGAAATCTCTATTGATTACGGCTGCAGTAGTGTCAGAAACCATACTGTAGTACGCTTGTGGCGATACAGCGGCATATCTGTCTTCTGATGGAACGTTAGCTTCGTCTAGTAATCTTGCGGCAGCATAAATTGATGCGGCAGCAGAAGCACCGTTTGTGTTAAAGTCAGCGTCAGTTATAGTTTGTCCAGCAGCTTGTGGAACAGCGGCAGACTCTCTAGCATTTTTCACTAACATTTGGTAGATGTGTTTGTCCATTTGATTAGCTAGAGCAATACCAATTTCTTTGGCGTAGATGCTTCTAACTTCCCAAGATGATTTAGCTTCTTCAATAGAAGCTATAAACACNTGAGACACTAGTAAATCTTGAATTGATACAATTCTTTCATTACCATTTATTGTTGAACCAGTTAGTTCAGTACCAGCAGCGTGGTATGCAGCAGACGCTTTTCCAAATACTGGAAATGTTGCTGACTTACCGTTAGCTATAGTACGAACCATAGTTCT